AGAAATACCTAGAACGGTACGAGAAAGCCAAGGCGCATCGCCAGAACTTTGTTGATCTATTTGAAGAGTGTTACGAATACGCGCTGCCTCAACGTGAATCCTTTTATTATGAAACCGCAGGTCAGCGTCGAGATGACAAGATATTTGACGAGACTGCCGTTGTTGGTGTTCAGGAGTTTGCATCTCGCCTACAGTCTGGTCTTGTTCCTAACTTTGCACGTTGGGCAGACCTAGCTGCTGGCTCAGAGATTCCACCACAAGAGCGTGACATTGTAGACAGTGATCTTGATGAAGTAACAGAGTATGTCTTTGAGATTTTGCAAAACTCTAACTTTGGTCAAGAAGTACACGAGTCATTTATGGACTTGGCGGTTGGCACTGGCATTCTCTGCGTAGAAGAAGGCGATGCCCTAAATCCTATTGTCTTCTCAGCAATCCCGCTGCCACATGTAGTGTTGGATACTGGGCCAGATGATAAGATTGACCATGTGTTCCGTGAGCGTAAAGGTCTTCGCAACTCAGATCTAAAGTACATGTATCCTAAAGGAACATTCGATGCGCGTGTAGAGCAGCGCATTACTCGTGATCCAGAGGGCAAATGCACATTGCTTGAGGTAGTTTGCAAGGACTACACAAAGAAAAACCAAGAGGCATACCTTTATTATGTAATCGATATGAACACTAAGACTTACATCATGGATGAAAGCTTTAGTGGTGTTGGGTCAAACCCATACGTTTGCTTCCGTTGGTCTAAGTGCGCAGGTGAAGTCTATGGTCGTGGCCCACTAATCAATGCGCTGTCTGCTATCAAAACAACTAATCTTACTATTCAATTGATCCTAGAGAATGCGCAAATGGCTATCTCTGGCATCTATCAAATGGATGATGATGGCATTATTAACCCTGATACAATTAACTTAGTGCCAGGGACTATCATTCCTAAGTCACCGCAGTCCGTTGGATTGCAACCAGTACAGGCCGCTGGTCGCTTTGATGTAGCTGATATTGTTCTAAGTGACATGCGTTTGAATATTAAACGTGCCTTATACAATGATATGCTTGGCAACCCAGACCGCACACCAGCAAGTGCCACTGAGGTAGCGGAACGTATGGCAGACTTATCTCGCCGTATTGGCTCTGCCTTTGGTCGGCTTCAAGCTGAGTTGGTTCAGCCAGTATTGCAACGCGTTATTCATATTTTGAAGAAGCAAGGCCGCATTGAAATACCAACTGTAAATGGTCGTGAAGTAAAGATTCGTTCTGTTTCTCCACTAGCGCAAGCTCAATCAAACCAAGATATTACTTCCGTTTCTCGCTTCTTGGAGCTTGTGAATGGATACTTTGGCCCTGATATGACCAACATATTGATCGACTCAGAAGAGACAGCGGTATTCCTTGCTAAAAAGTTTGGTGTACCAGAGGGCTTGATTCGTGATGCAGAAGATCGTAGACAGATAGTTGCAATGATGCAGCAAATGCAGCAGATGCAACAACAGCAACAGATCGCAGGACCACAGCTTGCCGCAGAATAGTCACATTGGATTAGATGGAATACATCGAACCAAGGAAGATGAAGACAAGATTAGCCTGAACATAGCTTCTTTATTCTCAGAACCTACTGGACAGGCAGTCTTAAAATACTTGCGTAGTATTACAATTGAAATGGTTGGTGGCCCTGAGATTACTGACGCATCACTGCGTCATCTTGAGGGTCAGCGTCACATTGTTGGCCTGATAGAACGACATGTTCAGAGAGGGCATAAGATCAAATGAATGAGCAAGTAACAGAAACGCCAGCACAAGAAGAAGGCTTACCCCCAGCAGAAGAGCGAGACTTTGTGGTAGCCGAGGACGTTCAACCAGAACGTCCCGAATGGCTACCTGAGAAATACAAATCAGGCGAAGACTTGGCGAAGGCATACAAGGAATTGGAGTCTAAGCTTGGCACACGCGAAGATGAGTTTCGTGAAAAGTTCATTGAAGAACTGAATGCAGAAGCATACAAAGATCGACCAGAGTCATCAGGTGACTATCAGCTTCCAGACTTTGTAGATGAAGGTGAAGCAATAGATAACGATCTTGTTAAGTGGTGGGCAGAACTTTCATACGAGAATGGCTTTAGCCAAGATGAGTTTTCCAAGGGCATTGAGATGGTAATTGGCTCTATGAATGCTGATGTGCCAGACGTAGAAGCTGAGCTAGGTAAGCTTGGTGACAATGCAAATGCGCGAATAGAAGCCGCTGCTTTGTTCTCAAAAAAGTTTTTTCCATCAGAACATATGCCTTCAATTGAACGTCTAACAGAAACAGCCGATGGCTTAATCGCACTTGAGTTCATTATGGATCAAGTCAAAGGTGTGTCAGTAAATGGCGAGTCAACACCTGTTGACCAAATTACAGAGGAAAGCTTGCGAAGCATGATGCAAGACGAACGCTACTGGAATCCAGCGCGTAGAGATATGGATTATGTAAGGCAGGTTGATGATGGTTGGCAAAAGTTTACAAGAAGCTAAAGTAATCAAAAGGGGGTTGGCTTATCTAACCCCCATGCAGCACTACCACATAGAAGAGTTCTATGAGTGTGTGCATCCATACAATGCAAAAGAAATGATTGAGCTTGGGTACGGAAGTACACAGCATTGCCTTACAGAAATGTATAATAATTCAGAGGCTTATGTTTGCCGCAACCAAGATGGCGATATAACATTTGTTGGTGGTCTTTGGTTTGGTGGTGAGTCACCACAGATGTTCTGTATGTTTGCTAATAACCTAGCGAGGAACGTAGTTCTTACTGCTAAAATGTCTAAAGCAATGCTCAGAATGTTTGATGAAGTACATCCAGTAATGACAATGACTGTGTTTTCTCAGTTTGAACACATGCTGAATTGGGCTGTATGGCTTGGCTTTGAACCTTGTGGCATAACAGAAGATGATCGTTATGTTGAATTTGTGCGTTGCCTTTTAATAGAAAATAGTGTTACGGATAAGTCATTGCGGCCCGTAGTGCATTGATCGGCCCTTAACAGGATACCCGAATTGAGATGAGAGCGCGGATACCCGTAGCAATCAGGAAACTCAAACAAGGACTGTTAAAATGGCTAATACAATTGACCAAGCCTTCATCAAGCAGTTTGAGACTGAGGTTCACATGGCGTACCAGCGTATGGGTTCCAAGCTACGGAACACCATTCGTTCTACGAATGTGACAGGCTCAACAGCTCGATTCCAGAAGATCGGCACAGGTGCCGCTTCTACTAAAACACGCAACGGTGATGTGACCACAATGGAACTAGCACACACCAATGTTGAAGTAACAATGTCTGATTACTATGCAGCAGAATACATCGACAAACTTGACGAATTGAAAATCAACATCAATGAACGTCAAGCTGTCGCTCAGTCTGCGGCTGCGGCTCTAGGTCGCCAAACAGACGCATTGATTGTTGCTGCAATGGACGCAGGTGCAAACGCTACCGCAATCGCAGATACAAGTGGCGCATTGGGTAAAGCAGACTTGCTAACATTGTTTGAAACATTTGGTACTGCTGACATTCCAGAAGATGGACAGCGTTACCTAGCAATGTCTCCAGCGGGTTTTGCTGACTTGTTCAACATCAACGAGTTCGCATCATCAGACTTCGTTGGACCGCAGAACCTACCGTTTGCTGGCGGCATGACAATGAAAGAGTTCTTGGGCTTCAAGATTTTCTCAACGTCTGCTGTAGCTGGTGGTAAGAACTTTGCGTACCACACAACTGCGGTTGGTATCGGCATTAACTCTGACGTACAGACAGAGGTTAACTATGTACCACAGAAAGTTGCACACCTAGCAACATCAATGATGTCAATGGGTTCAGTCGCTATCGACGACAACGGCATCTATGAAGTTCTAGACAACAACTAATATGGTGGGGGCTTCGGCCCCCATTCATCTAAGAGGTTGATATGGCAAGTACGGCAGCAAACAGTGGCATTGATATTTGTAGTAGGGCTTTGATCCTGATTGGCGCAGAGCCAATTACTTCGTTTGAGGATGATACTACAGAAGGTCTAGTCTCGAGCAACATGTATGAAGACATTGCTCGTTCCAACTTAACATCTACACGCTGGCGTTTTTCAACAAACCAAGCTATCCTCAACAGATTAAGCGATGCGCCAACTGGTCGGTTTGACGCAGCTTATCAACTGCCATCTGGATATTTGTTTGTTCACGCAGTGACAGTAAACGACT